AGGCCGTAGCAGACCCTGTACCACCTTGGGAAATAGCGATAAGGATAACTTCGGACTCAACAAGCCCGTCTAAGCTTCCTCCATCACCCCTGTATATTGCCATTTATTATTTGTCCTTAGTGTTCTTGGGCGGTCTACCCATACGCTTCTTCGGTGGAGTAGGTACTACCTCTTCTTCTTCCTCGTAGTACTCTTCTTCATCTTCATCAATCCACTCGTAGCCGTCGTGACCTTCCATACTGTCAATATCTACTTGTTGAGTAAATTCGACGATGTTCCCTGAAACCAGACATCTAAATTTAGCCATATATCTTCTCTTCTTTCTAAAAACTACACCTCGTAGTCTTTAAAAAGCCCCCTCTTCCCGTATAAGGTAGAAAGAAGGGGTAAAACTCTTATTATTGTTTTTATCGGTTTTCAGCGTAAGCGTTAACCTAGACGGCCAACAAGCACACGAACGGTTGTAGAAGCCAAGTCAACAGTACCAGCAGATTCGTTCTGGATACGGATAGTCACGGTATCAGCAGCGCTGACATAAGCAGTAGCTGTAACGCCAGCCAAGCTTACACCAAACGAGAAACCGATAACGATGTCGCCCAAAGCAACGCCGGGGACAGTGATTGTGTCAGAAGTACCAGCGCCATCGGACAATGAATCTGCATTCAGAGTACCAGTAGCTTTCCACATTTCAGAGAACATGCCCTGAAACTGCTTGGTTCCACGCTCAACCACAACAGAAGTAGCAGCAGCCATGATTTATTCCTTTAAAGTCTAATTGATTAAGTTAAGAAGAGAGGCCCCGAAGGGCCTACTCAGTTCAATTAGGCAGGAACAACCAGAGCAACAGCGCCGTCGTCACGCAACTCAGCCACGCCGTACAATGTATCAGCAGTGAACAAGTTAGCGAGGAATTGCTGTTGGTATTGAGTCTGCGAACGCACACCCATTTGTTCCACCAACACGAAGGCGTCACGGTGGCCCATCAAGCAAACACGTGCTGATTGAGCAGTACCTGAACCGTCGTTAGCGTCGTTAGGGGTATCAGCGTTGCTAGACACAAACACAGACACGCCATACAAGCTACCAACTTCACCGTTACGGATGGTGTTGCCTTGACCAGCTTCACCAACGAAGGCTTGCTCAGTGTAGCGGCTCAAACCCATCAAGGTGTTACGGCTTGAAGGAGGAATGATGAAGAAACGACCGTCCATTGGGGTGTCCACATCGTCCAAACGCTGAATGGTGCGACGGATAGCAGCATCAGTCAAAGCAGCTTGGTTGTCAGTGGTGTAGTCATAGGCAGTAGTACCATCAGAACCGATGAAAGCACCAGCGTAACGAGCACCAGCACCACCTTGAACAGTACGACCCAACTGAATGATGTCAGAGTCAACTTGCTTGCCCAAAGCGTAGCCAGCGTCTTCTGTGTAGAAAGAACGCAAGCTGTTCAATGCTTGGGTAGCCACGATGTCTTCGATCAAACGGCTATATTCATAGTGCTTGTTGATGTACACTGGGATGTCGCTGTCAACGTTAGCGATCAAGGTCACTGCGTTAGCAGCAGTCTTGGCAGAGGCAGAACCACGGGTGGGGCTAGGAATGTGAACGGTGTCACCTTTCTTGCCACGGTGAGACATTTTCTTGATGAGGTTAGCTGCAACCAAGTTCTTCTTGTAAGCGGCAACGATCTCATCGGACCAAATCTCGGGGATAAACGCATCAGCGTTGGTAGTTGTAACAGCATTGGTTGCTGCAAAAGTAGCGGCCATTTTTAAAGCTCCTAATAATTAAAATAAGTTATTTAACACGACCTTCTTGATATGCTCTCATAATGTCGTCAGACAGAGCTTCATATCGTTGAGGGTCAGTCATACGAAGACGGATTAGATCAGCCCGTCGATAAACTTTCTTAGATGACTCTCCTGTACCGCCTACATCAACAGCTGCACTCTTCAAAGCACTTTGACGGGCAACCTCTCCAGCTGCTTTAGTCTCTTGTGCCTTTACAGACTTGATCTGTTTAAATGTAGACAACAACTCATTGGCACTGTCATAATCATACTCAGCGTCTGCTTTAGCGTACAAGCCCATGCGAACGGGTGAAGATTTTACCCAGTTAACAAACTCTGGATCTTGTACTACTTGTGTGAAATCAGGGTGATCTGAGTTCAACTTCTGCTGAATCTGCATCTTCTTGAATGTCAAAGCTGCTTCACGAGCTGCGATAACATCAGGGTGAGCTGACAGTTCTTTCTGAATTGCTTTCTTGGGGTCTTCAAAGAAGTCAATTTCAGGCTCTTGCTGTTCAATATGTTGGGGTTTGTTCGATGCGAGGCTTTGTTTCAGGAGTTCATCAGCTAACTTACGAACCTCACCAACCTCTTGAGCTTGCTTACCAATGAGCTTTTCAGCCTCTTGGTGCATCTTAATAATGTCTTCTGCTGTCTTGCCCTTGTATTTCTCGGGGACTTCAAAAGCTGGTTGTGTGGGTTCAGGGGCTGTCTGTTGTATTTGTATTTGTTCAACAGCTTCCAGTTCACTACCTGTACCTAACTCTTCGTTATCATCTACTAACATATTGAATTTCCTTTCCTGCCGGGTATAACGGTTCTAGGAGTATTTAAAAATAGAAACTACTTCTCGGCCTTATAATGTGGCTTATGAGTTTTGTTTTCTCTCTTGTACGAGCTTTTCAGCCCGTTTGCGCTCCCATGCGTCATAGGCACTTGGAAAAGAGCCTGTAATGCCTTCTAACTTCATCATGGGTGCAGAGACAGTTCGTTGGGCTTCAGCGCCGCACACCTTACAAGAAGTTGTGTACACATCGTCCTTAACTAATGCCTCGGTTTTATGGGAATTCTCACAAAGGAAATCAAAGAATCGTAGAGCCATAGTTAAATGTCCCCCGATGTCTGTTGAAGATCTTCGTAAGTCTTCTCATATGAGCCTTTCAGCCCTAAAAGCCAATTCAAGATGTCAAGCTGTCCTTTACGGAAATAAAGTTCTTGTGTGTCCGCGACAGTTGACAGGTCGTTATAATTGGTTTTAACCTTCTGAATGTCCTCCATGAAGTCTTTCCACCCTAAGGTAGCCATCATAGAGAACGCTTCTTCATAAAATTTCGCTAGTTCTTTGTCCATATGGAGAACGTATTAGTTACAATAACGCTACTCTATCACAAAAGTAGCACTTTGTCAAGCAGTTTTTTTAAGTTTTTAACTATTTGATGCTCTTTTCATCATTTGGAGGGCAGCGATGCGCTCATTTGACTGAATATCTGCTGCTTTAAGGTTAATTTCCTTCTCTTTCAGCACTCGATCAGCCAACTGGAGGCGTTTACCGAAGTCATCACCACGGTCTAGGTTGTTAGAAGCGGCCTGAACCACCTTAACTCGCAGTTCCTCTGGCATCATCGCGGTCTCAACCTGAGTTTGTTGGGCGTTAGCAGCTCTTTCGGCTGTCTGAGCCTGTAACAGAGCCAACTGAGCCTGTGCTGTCTGCATTGCAAGCATTTGTTGGGTCATTTGGAGCTGTTGTTGCTCAGGGTTAGGCTGTGCCATACGATCCAAACCAGCCAACATCTCATTCTTGTTGCTCAGTGAGCTATTCTGGACGATACCCTTCAAGATAACAGGCAAAACAGGGGTATCTGGGCCTAAAGTCTGCAACAGAGCGATAAACTGCTGTTGTTCGTACTCACGTGCCATGATGCCCAAGGTAGCTGTAGGCATGAAGTTCATGTCGACTGAGGGATAACGCTCAGGATCGAACTGCATGTAACGGAAGGCAGCCTTCTTGATGAACGGGATCAGGAAGTCCTCTTGGAAGTTGGTCAGGGTGCGCTTGTACTTCTTGATGATAGAGGCCATAGCAGCTGACATACCTGCGCCGCCAGCGTCACGAGACACCTGAGACACCATACCTTGAGAATCCAAGGTTCCTGTGGCCTGTAGCAACATACGCTCGAAGGCTTGGGCGGTGGTCATGTTGTTACCGTCTGTCTGACCGAACTTGAACGGCTGGAGAATCTCGTTGGGGTTACCGTTGGTTAGGATGGCCTTACCGGGACGAACCTCAAACTTAGCACCACGGGGCAGACGGGTAGCGTCAATGCCGATCATAGGGGCTGTGGTCAAGGCCAATGAGTCCAAGTGGCTACGCATCTGAGCGTCAATAGCCTTCTGCATGTTGTAAGCTTTTTCCACTGTGCCACGACCAAGGATACGGTTAGGAACTGTATCGTCTTGGTACAGCACAACTGGACGATCCTTCATCATGTAAGGATTCTCTTCAGCCTTGAGGAGGGTAGAGTCATTGACGATAACAACAATAGCTTCCACCATGTCAGTGTATTCGTCAGCGTCGCTCTCTTCAGGGAACAAGTCCATCAGCTCTTCAGTGTCGCCCATGTCAGTGAGGTACTCACGGGGGACTAAGCCATAATATGTCAACAGCTTAACTTTGTCTGTCTGGTACTGTGTGTCTTCCTGAGTGACTTCCAAGTCCTCAGTGTCGTACATAGGTCCAACGTTAACCTTACGATAAATACCATCTTCGATACCCTTGACAATCTTGTGCAAGCCAACGTACTTCTCAACTGCTACACCCAAGCAATCATCCACTGATGTACCGTTAGGGTCAAACAAGAAGTTCTTGGGGTTGACAGGCATGATCTTGACTGCTGTACGGTCTTTCTCTTGAACACCGATAGCTGCCTGACCGATAACACCGGGGATAGGCTGAGTAGCAGGAACGTACTCCTTTTCAGTCTTGACGATGATCTCGCCAATGCCAGTGCCGTAGATCTCAGCCATCAACTCGATCTGGTCGATAGCCTTACGGATCTTGTCCTTCTTGAAGTCATCCATCAACTGAGCTTTGATCTGGTTAACATCCAGCTCAGTACCGTTCACATCGGTTACGTCATCCTCAATGTCGAAGAAGTCTCCGTTACCAAAGATAGCTTCCATGATCTCAGCGTGACGAGTCTCAACTGCTTGCTGAGTAGCAGGGGAGATGATACGTGAACGCTCTGAGTCACGAGTCTTGTCCTCAGAAGCCCACACACCACGGAAGATACGCTCGTATTCGTTCCACAGCTCAAGATAGTTGCTGTCTCTCCAATCACGCCAGTTGTCGCACTGACCAACAACGAAAGAGACTAGATCTTTATCAGCCTCTGTTGGTTCCTCGAACTCTGGTGCATCGTTGTTTTCCATATTATTAGTAGTAGCCATTTGTTTCCTTGTTATTCTCACCACTTTATTTTGTCGCTCCAATAGGCAGCTGACATACGGCCTTTGTCGATGTTCTTAGCGTGTCTAGCCTTGAAGGACTTGTTACGTGCTGTACCTTCAGGAGAGCCTGAGACACCTTGCTGACCGAACCTGATAAGCTTTACTTCGTCACCTTCTCTGGCAACTACTACATGGCTCTTGGTTGGGTGGTCTGGTGTGCGCTTAGGCTTGTTGTAGCCTTCAACGCCAGCTCTCTCTAGTCGTGGGTCTTTTGCCTTAGCCATTGTTCTTCTTTTTCTTTCCAGTTTTAGCAGTCTTAGCTGAGTCCTTGAAGTCTTGGGCTGTAGGAGCACCTTTGCTACCGGGCTTCCTCATCTTCTCACCTGAGCCAGCTTCGATGCGTTTGCGCTTGGCGTTAATGTTTGCGTAGAGTCCGTTTTTCATCTTAGTATCCGCTTATAGGGTCAAGAATTTCGTATTCATCGTCGTCATAATCTGTATTATAACTGGTTACAGCAAGTTGGTCAATATAAGACAAACTATCTATTAAGTCATCGTGTACGCCAGCTGTAGGGAACATCAGGAACTGGTCAATGAACTCTTTCCAATCACTCTTGTCTAAGCTATCGTTCAAGGTAATCCTGCCATGCTCAAACCTACCTTGTAAAGACCAAACAACCCTGTCAGTCTTCTTCTTGTTCCCGTGTGTCAAGTCCGTGATGTGGCAGTAGACGTTGTTCTTCCTCATCAAGTCATTGAGGTAGGGCTGAACTGCGTTCTTCAAAGCTCCTCGTTCAATTCCAACAGCAATGGGCTGATGGTCACGCA